TTGGCGGTTGCCCGTTTTATCCTGGGGAAATATGCAAAGGTCGTAGACCCTCGTCGCCAGCCTGGTGATATGTACCGGACGCACGATTGCCGCTATGTCCGTCGAGGTCGAATGGTGGGGGTCCATTTTAGCGCTGTGCACCAGTCTGCCCACTACAGCAACCTTGCTACCTGTGGCAGCGTTTGGGCCTGTCCTGTCTGCTGTGCGCTCGTCCAGCAGCGCCGTAGAGTCGAACTTGCCCAGCTGATCACCTGGGCCTATGCCAATGATTATCGGCCTTGCATGGTGACTTTCACGTTTCCTCACAAGTCGTTTAACAGCCTTCAGGAACTCAAAGAGCGTCAGCGTGATGCCTTCACGCGGCTCCGCCGTGGTTCTCCCTGGGAACGTTTTAAAAAGCGCTGTGGCTTTGGCGGCCTGGTGCGTTCCCTTGAGGTCACCCATGGTGCAAACGGCTGGCACCCACATACCCACGAAATTTGGCTTATTCGTCACCTTGGCCCCGCCGATCAGGCGGTTTTCCTCGCTGACATCAAAGAGCGCTGGAAAAAGGTCTGTATTGCCGCTGGCTTGCTCGATGCTTCCGACCGTTCCCAGGTTCATGCATTCGATATGCACGCCGTTGACGTTCGCTTTGGTGTCAATGACTCGGATTACCTGGCAAAGCAAGATAGCTCCCGGGCGTGGGGTGCTGATCGCGAAGTAGCAACCGCGACCAGCAAGTCAGGCCGGGCAAAGGGTGTGCATCCGCATGAGTTTTTGATTAGGCGCAAGAAGGGGGACGGCGCCCTGTATCTGGAATATGTCAACGGCATGGCAGGCAGCCGCCAACTTTTTTGGTCGCACGGTCTTAAGGAACTGGTCGGGGTTGAAGACGTTACCGACGAAATCCTTGCGGATGAATCGCTAACGCCTTCTGATTTGCTGGGGGATCTCTCAGCGGACGAATGGGCAATTGTCCGCCATAAGCGCTTACGGGCTCAGCTTCTTAACGTGGCAGAAACTGGCGATTGGCTTCAGGTTCAGCGGTTTTTAGTCCGAGTGGTTGGCATAAAGCCAGACCGGTTGTCTGCCTTGCCTTATCCGCTTTGTGTCTGACCCCTGCTGCATTGGTCATCCAAACCAGCAGGTCTATCCCTTCTTCCTCTGCCCAGCTAATCAGGCTTTCTACTCTTTGTTTCATCGCCTTTTCCATGCTTCGTCCGTTTTTCCAGTAGGTCTTCTATGACTTCGCTCAAGGTGCATTCCTTCTCAAGCGCTATTTCCTTGAGTACCTTCCAGACCTTTTCCCTGTCTACGCCAATCGTTTTCAGCTTCTCGGTCATTATCTTATGCCCTGTAGTGGCTCTGTAATATCACCACCTGTCAATTGTAATATTGCGCTCTTATGTCCTTGTGCTATTGTGTCAATGCGTCGCAAGCTCTGCGCCATTCACCCAATAGCACAAGGATACTCCAATGCATAAGCTCGCCCCCTCCTACTCTGTTCTGGTTGAGTACACCGGCAACGCCCGTTCTGGCGTTTCCACCAAAAGCGGCACTCCCAAACCTTTCTGGATTATCGAGGCCTTTGCCCAGTTTCCAGGCGAACGCTACCCCCAGGCGTTCGAGATCTTCACCTTCGACCATGCCCAGGTTAAGCCTGCTGGCTTTTTCGAGATCCCAGTTGTTTTCACGCGTAAAGATGGCCGTCCGGCTCTGGATCTGGACTATGCGGCGGCTCGTCCAGTTACCGCGCCCAGTAACCGCGCTGCCTGATAGGGGATGACCATGAGTCGCTATCTGTTCTTGTTCGCCGTAGGTCTCGCAACTGGCTATGTCGCTGGCCTTCTTGACTCGATCCCGGCGCTGATCTGATGGCGTCCTACATCCTCGTTTGCGCTGACGGCCTCGTTACGGTCAATCCTGACGGGGCTCCCCTGTGTTCTGGGGCCTGGGCACTTAGTCCGGCTTCTGAACCGTTTGTAGTCGATGAGGCTGCAATCGCTGCTGTGTCCATTGCGTTCACTGCCGGGTTTTCCCTGGTGTTGAGCGTGTGGGTTTTGTCCATTGGCTTTAAAGCCGTCCTTTCTCTGATCCGTTGAGGTGTTTATGAACTTTGCCCGTCGTTGTACTGCCGCCTTTGGCCGCGCTGCTTCTGTAACTGTTACCGCTGCTGTCGGTTCCGGCCTCATGGCCGTTGTCGCCGCTCCTACATATGCCGTCGGCCTGGCTGACCTGGCTGCGTCTATCGATACCGTCGATATCCTGGCCGGTTTTACCGCTGTCGCTCTGCTGCTCGGCGCTGTTCTGGCTGGCCGTATGGGCATTAAGAAAGTCCTCGGCCTCATCCGCTAAGGCTCGGTCTCCATCCCGTTTCACCTGGGGGCTTCGGCCCCCTTTTTTATTGGGGTATTTATCATGCTCGCGTTATATGAATTCGCATTCTTTTGTATTGGCTCGGCTACTGCCCTTATGTGTTTTCGGGGGTGGATATGAATTATTTACTGTTCCTTTTACTTTCTTTTTTATCATTGGCAAGTAATGCCAGTACTTTAGACCGCTGGGACAGGGATTGGGTCTCTGGGCTCGACTCATATGCCACTTATCAACTCGCGTGCCAGGCTTCTCCCTTAATAGCTAACAGCTCGCTCTCCTATACGCAGATTAGTTCTAACAAGTGGCGTTGCACGCGTACCGATAATTTCGGTCAAGGTGTTGTCTGGACTGGTACAACATCGCTTAACGTAGTTACTTGCCCATATGGCGACAATGGCACTACTTGTAATTTGACTTGTGATGCTCCTAATACGCTTACCGATGGGCAGTGTGTCGCACCTCCCCCAGATGTGTGCATCGGTAAAGCTGGCCAATCATCCGGTTTTAAACAAGAAGGCAATTCCTCTGACCCAAATGCCTTTTATCAGCCTGTCGGTGGTGGCAGTACTTGGGTTCATCCCAATTATATTACCGGCAACGATGGTTGTTCGATGACTGTCGCCCCTGGTACCCGCTGCAAAGTCTCTGGCAACGGTGACTATAGTTGTACCGGTAACGCTACTTACAGTGGGGAAACTGCTTCCGCTGTCAATGAAAACGAAGGGCCTGCAGCTGATGAATGCACGGGGGAAAGTTGCCCGGATACTGAACCAACTCCAAGCTCAAGTGGCGAAAGCGACTGTACTCAATGGGTATATGACGCAGAGGGTCGTCGGACTCGCATGTGCTCAACAACTGCTGAAGCTCAAAAACCCGGTCAAGCTAAGTGTCTTACAGATGGCTCCCTCGTATGTGTTAAGGCGTCGCCAACTCCTGAGAGTGATGTCAAGACTAGGACGGATGATGTAAAGGAAACACCGACAGCAGACGGCGGCAAAAGTACAGAAACAACTAGTACCACGAATAAGACATATTGCGCCGCCGGGGCGTGTACTACTACCACGACGACCAACAAGACGACGGTTGTAACCAACGGATCGGGCGAAGTTACCAGCGAAACCGGTACGTGCGAGGGCGATGATTGCGGCGATCCTGAATCGCAGGAGGAGGAAAACGATGAGGCTCCACAGCAGGCCGAACTTCCACAGGTGGGCGAAGACGACGACCCTGGTTATGGCGAATCCCTTTCCAACTTTACCGGACGCATTCAGAACTCTCCGCTGATATCTGCCGTTAGCAGTATCGCCTTTCCTTCTGGTGGCGGTAGTTGTTCCATGGGCTCCGTTTCGCTCTGGGGCGGCTCTATATCGTTTGACCATTTTTGCAGTATGGCCGCTCCTGTCCTGGGCGGGCTCCGCTACTTGTTTCTCTCAATATGGGCTATTGCTGCTGTTCGCCTGTTTATGACTGCTTGAGGGCAATCAGATGCTTAATGACGCGTTAACTTGGATATCCGACTTTTTCCTGGGCATTCTCGAATGGCTGCTCGACCTGGTGGCCTGGGTTCCTAAAAAGATATGGGAACTGTTGCTTGATGCTCTGGCATCCGCTATTGAAGCCATTCCTGCACCTGGCTTTGTTTCAAGTGCTGGCGGATGGTTCGGCGGTATACCTGAAACGGTTATTTACTTCGGTCAATTTTTCGCCGTGGCTGAAGGCTTGGGCATGATCATGTCGGCCCTGGTGTTGCGCTTCCTTCTTCGCCGCATTCCGATTATTGGGTGACCTATGGCAATCAATGGCTACTTCGGTCTTCCTCGATCTGGCAAAAGTTATTCTGTTGTCGAGTACGTGATCATCCCGGCGCTAAAGAATGGTCGTCACGTTATTACCAACATCCCGCTCCAGGACGAATTGCTTATTCAGGTTTTCGGCGGGACTATCACCCAGCTGCACCTTGATGCCCTGGATGATCCTGACCTTGCCGACAAGCTGCCGGCGGGTTCTGTTTGCGTCCTCGATGAGGCCTGGCGTCGTTGGCCGAGTGGTCAGAAGGTCAGCCACTGCAATAAAAAGGATCTGCGGTTGCTGAAAGAGCATGGCCACCGCGTCGATGCCTCCGGCAAGGCTATGCAGATTGTCCTAGTTACACAGGTTTCTTCTGACTTGGCGTCCTGGGTTCGAAACCTGATCAACCATAGCTTCCATATGACCAAGCTCGATGCTGTGGGTGCCGATAGCAGGTTTTCGGTCAAGGTCTACAAGGGCTGCCCAACGGGCGATCGGATTCCGGCTAAGTACCTCGTCCGTGATGCCTACGGCACGTATCGTCCGGAAATCTACCAGTACTACCAATCGGCTACGCAGTCTGAGTCTGAGACGCTGAACGTGGGTGATGAAAAGGCGATTGATAAGCGCGGCTCAGTCTTCGGGCCTGCAATGGTTGCGCTGGTCATCTTTATCGGTCTCGCTATCGGCGGTGGTGCTTATCTGCTGAGTTATTACATGGGCATGTCCGACCGTGCCAAAGAGCGCCAAGAAGCTATCACGGGAAGCTCTGCGTCTTCTGCTGGCCGCCTCCAGGCTCCCGAGTTGGCCCCAGTTCAGCAGGTCATGGCTCAAGCCGATAGCGTCGCAGCTGTGGCCCCTTCTGCCGTTCCTACTGTGCCACTCTCGACCGGCCCCCTGCTCTCTCAGCAGTGGCGCGTCGTCGGCTATGTCGAGCGCGGGGAATCGGGTGGTTCTGAAACGGCCTGGCAGTCGCTTACCGGGTACGGCTATTTCCCTGCTGTGGGCTCTAAGGAAAAATGGCTTGATGATCTGGTAGTTCTCCAGGGCCTCGGCGTTGTTCGTTCGGTGCCGGCCAGCGAATGCACCAAATATCCGAACTCCAGGGACTACTACTGCGACGTTGACGGCGAGCGCGTCACGCCCTGGTCGGGTCAGATGGGGTTCAGTGCTGAGGTCGTTGGTAAGGGTTCGGTGGACGGGGTGAAAGAGGCTGCGCCTAAGGCCGTCGAGAAAACCATATGACCGTTCGTCGGGAATTATCATAACGCGTTATATATATTTCACGATTATCATAACGCGTTATATAATATAGGCACACCAACCGAAACGGGAAACGCCAAAATGTCCAACTACAACACTGCTCAGGCTTATGAATTTGGCTGCTCTTTCGAGTACATAGCAAAGACGTACTTTGACGATTTCACAGATATTTACTTCGCCTCTGTCCCTCAGCTTCCAGAAATTTCCCTTCTTCCTTCCGCTCAAATTCAGGCCATCCGTAAGCGCTACCGTATGCTGGTTGACTGCTTTCTAGACGGTGGTGACGTAACTCTGCACGAGCTTCGCGGTTATATCGACGGCGTATCAATCGCCATCGGTGTTCCGCTTTGTGAGTTTGAATGGCTCCATGATTCCTTTGAGTGGGTAATTAAAAAGCACCAGGAGTCTGCAAAATGAAAGATTCTAACGACAAGCAAACCCTCTATCTGCTCGACAAGCCCCGCCGCGGTCGCCCGTCCACTGGCAAGGCCAAAACCCAAGCGCAGATTCAGCGGGAGTATCGGGCGCGCAAGAAATCCACTCTTGAACAGCTTCCCACGTTGGCCCAGGCTCTTGCCGGCTTTGAAGTCTGGTATTTGCCCAAGGGTTGCCGCAAGTGGCGCAAATCATCCGGCCATGAGCCTTTGTCCTGGGCTGCTGCCCACGCCCACGCTCGCTGTCTTACTCTCGCCGGCGATATGGTTGGCCCCGGCTTTGAAGAACACGGCGCGCGCGTTGAGATTCGTCCTGTCCAGGTTTGCCAGGATGACAACTAGCCATAACCCCCCACACCGCACTGATTACTCGCTTTGAAGCTGTGTCGCTCTGAGGTCGCCGCGGTGGTGGGTCCCGTAGGCAAAGAACGATTGTTACCGCTGAGCCTTCAACGGTCGGCCTTTAGCGTGCCTCGGTGCTGGTCGATTCAGTCACTCGGGGTAGCGTAGCGAGGGGGAACCCCTACCCAGCGCAGCTAGGGTGCCTTCTTCAACCGGCGACACAAAAGCACAAGCGTGATAACTTTCGCGCAGGCAAAAAAAAACCACCCTCGTTGCTTGGCGGCTCGCGGGGGTGGTTTACCGGGTTCAGGAGACCCGTAAAATGGATTCTACAGCAAAAGTCAACGCTTCAATAGCATTCCAAGCCCCGCACTCGCCGAGGGCTACAGCATCACCAGCAGAGCCCCAGGAAGCCGCAACCGGCTCGGCCCCGAGCGGAGCGACGGGCCAGCCGGGCGGCTCTCTTGGTAATACTGCGAAATCTTCT